CGCTGCAATTTCTTCCATCGTACAATTCAAACGGCACAACCGCTTCAATTCTTCAACGTCAATTTCTATTCTTGGCCTACCCACAGGGTTAGTCATTGAAATCTCTTTTATATAGCGACAAAATTATGTTTATCCAATAAATTCAAACGATGCGGTTAACCTTGCGTCTGATGTAGTGCCTTTCAATATTCCGGTTTTTGCGGTGTTTTGCAATCTAGACGGTTTTCTAACCATCATCCAATTTTTGGATGCTGATAATCCGTGAATAAATGATGGAGCAGAAGTGACCAATCTAATCCTCATTCCTGAATTTTTGTAGTCTTTTGCCAATTCTGACATAAATTTGCCGCCCACTCCTATACCTTGATAATCTGGTTTTACAACTATCCTGTGAACTCTTTTGCAATTTTTCAATGTTGGGTGCGGAAAATGCAAAAAACTACACCAAGCAACAGGCTCTCCATTGATTTCTGCTATATATTTATGAGCTGATTTGTTGTGAGCCGCATCTAAATAGTGAAACTCTTTAAATAACTCCCATTCGCTTTGTTGCGCCTTTCTGATGTCAATTTTGATTTCTGGTCGCCGAAGTAACCTCCGATAAAATTGTTTTTCATTTGCATCATACACCCAATCAGGTTCAAGCCATTCTTCAATATCGTAATGGCAACTTACCGCAATGAATTGCTTGTTTTCTTTTCTGATGTATTTTTGTATGGCGGCACTACCTATCTGAGCCACTTGTCTGTCAACCACAGAGGTAAATTCATCGTAAATAATTGGCTCATTTGTTTCTAATATCAATCTGGCCAACTCTGCTCGCATTTTTTGCCCGTTTGATAATACGGCAAATGGTTTTAACCAATCGGGAGGTGATGAAAAGCCAACTTTATTTAATGCGTCTGTAATTTGAATAGCTGACAAATTTTCAGCAAAATCATCTATTACTGCTTTTGCGCTCCATTCAAATTTATCAAATAATTTAAAATCTTTGAATACTTCTTTGGCTATTGTTGTTTTTCCTGATCCTGACGCGCCGACTATTAGTCCAATATTCCAAGAAATATCTTCTATTGGTATATCTACATCAAATTCTTTTCTAACCACTGAAAGTGAATAATCAAATTGACCTTTTACTTTTTCGACTCTAAAAGACGGGTTTATTTCAGTTTCTATTACAAACTTTGCACTTGGCATTTGTATCCCTTTGCTGTCAGTTCGTTGTATATTTTTTCTTGTTCTGTTTCATCTGAACAATTCACTACCAAGTTAAATATTTGCGAATAAGATTCTTCTTTCAACTCTGGAGCTATTTTTTCAAGTCCATCTATAATATTTGCCAATTCTTGGTCATTAAATCCAAGAATATTAAGGTCAAAATTTAATAAATCCAAATTATTTATTTCAACGTTCAACGCATCAAAGTCCCATCCAGCATTTAGCGCCAATTGGTTATCCGCAATAACGTATGCTTTCCGCTGGGCTTTTGTTAAGCCTTCTAGCGTTATTGTCGGAACAAAGTCAAGATTGAGCCTGATCGCCGCCTGCAATCTTCCGTGACCAGCTACAACTTCGTTTCCGTCGCCAAGCAAAATAGGATTAGTGAACCCAAATTCGTTGATCGACCTAACTATTTGATCAATTTGATCTGTACTGTGCGTTCGGCTGTTTCCAGAGTACGGCTCCAAATGTTTTGTTGGAACGTACTTTATCTTTAATTCCGACATTATTTTCCCCCAAATTTACCAATAGCAGCTCCCACAATTTTATCCATGTGGGGCGCTGCAAAATAGAATGCCAAGATTAGCATCATTGCTCCGGTCATTGAATCGGCGCGTTGCCCTATCGCCAAAGCTGATTGCGATACTTGACCCCGCAGTGATTCGTCCATCCATACCACTGCGACATCAAGCCCTGCTGATACAAGGTACATTAACAACCAGACTATAGTAATGATCAATGCGATCAATCGTCTTGCAATGTTCTGCCCTTGGCTGTTCTTGATCCAGTCAACGATCATTGATCTAGCCTCAGACCGCTCCTTGGCAGCGTCACCAGCCTTTTCTTCGTCAGTGTATACCAACGCATCGAAACCTTTTGTGATACCGCCTATTGCAGCGTCCATCACCTTCTCGCTCCCAAATAGTTGTCCAAGGATTCCCACTAAAACAATACGCCTTCTTTGATCGTGATTTCTTCGGTTATTTTATTGCTCATCATTAAATACAGGTTTTCAATCGCTTTTCGGCTGCTTGATATGCCTTGAAGCTGACCAAAAACACCCATACCAACAGCGAGGCAACCAATAACATCATGAGCAGTATTGCCTGCATGAATGAGAATATGACTGCGGTTAGGAACATTTTTAACTTCCCAAGTAGCTGGGCCAAACTTGGGCGAATTAACGCGACCAAGTTGATAAGTTCCTGTCGGAATGCAACTGATGTTCTGCTGATTATCAAGCCAAGGTTTTTCGACAGTGTAGAAAACATCTCCCTCATAAATAAGCCTCCCAATTGTTCGGTCTTTGAATACCCCAAATCTGATCAACTCAATCATTTTTTATTCCATAGGTCGAACAGGGTTTTGACTTTATCTTTCAGTGTCTCGATTTCTGAGTGCATTTTGGCCAGCACTATGACCAAAGTGATGAAGCCAATCACCACAGGCCAGACGCCATTGATAAACTCTATCGCTGACATCTGGCCGACTCGTTAGAATGGTATATCGACACCAAAATCATCTTCTTGTTCCTGTCGTGCCGATTTTGACGGCTGATTTGATTGCTGGCCACGTTCGCCATTATCCTCAAACAATGACAGCCAGATTTCGCCCTTCTCATCAGGGATTGGGATTGATTCCAGCTTAACCCGAACCTTGCCCTGATCGTTCTCAAAGGCTATCCCGTGACGAATCCATACAGCCTTTTCACGGCCTGGAATCGTTTTTGCCTGCGTTACGTTATATTTTTTCATTTCCTTCCCCTAGTATTGACGCTTTTGCGTCGTTCAGTTTAACAATAAATTGGTTTAAATGCTTGGATAATTCTGTTATGTAATCATCGTCACGCTCAACCCTGACAATCAATGGCCTAGCATCTGGGTGGTAGCTCATGAAATCCCAGTGATCCTGCTCACATACAAACATACAGCCTTGTACCTGCGGAATGTATTTAGTCGGACACTTCCCGTCAACCAGGTACTTCAGGTGAGTCTTCAGTGACGGGCATTTGATTTCAAGGTTCATTCGATCAGGCGAGCACCCAATGGTTCCTTCGTCATTCGTGACAAACCCTATCACCTCCATAGACCGGCCTTCCAGCATCTCATACGCAGACACAGCTATAGGCTCCATCTCGTGGCCCCATTCCGTTGCGGCATTGCTGAATGACTCCCCAGGCTCGTTGGAGACAATCTCAGCCAACAGCGAGTACATATAATTCTCTGCGCTCGCGCTGGCCTTCCCTGTTGCCGTGTAGACCTCACCAAACCGCGAGGCTGTAGGCACTCCCATCCGCAGCCTGAACCACTCTGGGGTGCCTTGCTCGACATTGTGGATGATCACTCCTTTATTTCCAATGCGTTATTGGCGTTTTGGCTTGCTTCCAAAAACTCATCAGCATCACCCTTGCGCCAGCCTGCTTGTGCCAGTTTAAGTTCACGGTTCAACCGCTCAATCTCATCCTTAACAGCAAAAACCATACGCCATGCATTAGGATCTTGCGTTGCCTCTAGAAAACTCTCCAATTCATTTTCTAAGCTAATCATTCTTTCACCTTATGCTTGAGCAGCGTCATTGCTTGCCGACATTGCGAAGAATCCATAGCTTGCAGCGATTCAACCTTGAAATGCTTCAGCAGCCTGTCCGTATCGGTTTCAGTCACCTCAATCATGTCGGACAATGCCTTCAGCTCTGTCTCACTGATTGACTCAGCCCTTGGCAAGTCTTCGCCAGCGTAGATGTAATGACCTAGCCCGTGCATGGCAATCGCCTTGACCAAACATCTCATCTTTTGGTCACTAATAGCCCTGGAAGTCGGGTTCTGAATCGAGTTATTGCGATTATCCATTACCGGCAACCACATATCCCTTGTGATACCCTCAACGGTCAACGAGCAATGAACCGTGACGCTACCATCAGCGTGGATCTCATTCTCAGCAAAAGTGTATTTTGAATCAGGGTAATGCTCCATCAGCACTCCCCATGCCCAAGCCCATGACAGATAACTAAGTTGGCCTTTCTTCTCAACATGCTTGGATACGTCGATTCTGGACAGCTTTGCAAACGCGCTCATAATAAATCACCGTTTGATGGTGTTGATTTTGACGCAGTTGGAACCTTTGCCACCAAGATTCCAGCCTTTAGCATCTGCCCCGTCCCATACTTCAGAAACTCTGGCTTTAGCCCAGCAGACTGCCAGATGGCTAGAACCTGATCTTTTTTGATCTCTTCCATTGGCATCAGGCTTGAGCACAAAATGTTTGCAGCAATTTGGTTCAGTGATCCCGGCGTCATTCGAGACAGATACTTCTTGGCATTGAAGTTCAGCACAAAGTTGTAGACGTTGGCCTTTTTTCTAGGCTTAAATTTACGCTCAACCTTTATTTTTTCAGGCTCTACTTTCTCAGGCATTACCTCAAACAACGCAGCAATTTTTGCCGGTACGGCGTACTTGACTTGTACACAATCAAGGCCCGCATCCATGATTCGCTTTGCCAATGACTCTTTGATTACGATTAAATTTTCCATTTGCCTTCCCCTTCCACTCGTTGATAAATTTTTAAAGCCCTGCGAGCCATAGCCTCTAGCTCTGCCAGCTCATCGTCAGTAACCGTCTTGTTCTTGCACTCAACAAGTCTATACATCCCGTGTACTGACTTGCTGATGTCCATCAACGTCCCGCTGACCGTGTATGTTCGGTCAACTGGGCGATTCTTTAGTTTAGCCATAAAGTCGCTCATCCTCGGATGCTCAGTGCTCGAAGCATTGAATTGATGTCGGCGTCCATGATTTCATTAAACCCAGCGTTGCAGTCATCCTCCTCAACCACGCGGTCGCCGTGATCATCGAAATGCTCTTCCATGTCATCAGCTAAAATGCAGATTAGGTCAGCCATCGCGGTGATTCGAGCGGCCAAGTCCTGTGGCACATGAGACTTCTCGGCAAACTTGCGAAGGTGAAACGATGCGTCATCAATCTCTTGGATTGACTGGCTGATTTGCTCTTGTGTTCTTCTCATTGATATTCCCCTATCCGTTGTTAATGTTGTTTACCGATAACGAATTATTTCGTCAAGCGCAGCTCCAACTGAGTTGCTGATCATTTCGTCTTCAGTTGAGCAATTGGTGGAACGTACTGCGTCTTTGGCTTCACCAATTCGTCGGGCGCGACGTTCGTCACCTTCCCAATCAGCAGTTGCCCAATCCCAATCTAAAAATGCACGTTCTGCTGCCTGCCCAACTTGATCCATTTCATCATCAGTTAAGCATGAACAGTCATAGCCTAACTTGTTGAGGTCTTCTGCCCAATGTGCGTATAGTGAATTGTTGATTTTGTTTTCCATTTCCGATCAATTGAAGTGACATAATATATCAAGTAAATTCATAATGAAACTATTTTTTAACAATATATCCGTTTATTTGTCCAATATTTTAAGATATAATTATGATTCACAAATTGGAGAACACCATGGAAGTTGGATTAAAAGAGTACGTTGATAAGTCACCTCTGAACCTGAACAAAATCAGTTGGATGACAGGAATCGGTAGGCCGACCATGGAATATTGGATCAAGCAAGGCCATGTTTTTGTTGAAACTGATGATCTTGGAGGAATCCAAAAGATGATCGTGCGAAAGGCTGAACGAGTAGTCTGGGAAGCGGCCAAGTGATCAAGCGTGCGCCTCGCGCCAATCATTACACGATGTTGAACACTGAGACATTCAATATACAGATGTCTGCTGAATGCTTGGGCGTTTACTTGTATTTGCTATCCAAACCTGATGATTGGGACGTATCGGTCAGCCAGCTGGCAAAGCAGTTTGATTGTTCTGACGCCAGAATATATCGAATAATTAAAAAGCTGCTCAAAGTTGAATACAACGGCTGTCGTTTGATTGTCAAAACAGGTCAGGCGATAAAAGGGAAAAAAGGGTTTGCTCAAATCGAGTATACCGTGTCAGAACCTGCTCCAAAATCAGCGTTTATGCAAAATGGTAACACGCTAGACAATGCAGAAACAAAGGGCTTGAGCGATTCTAACGCCGAAAGCGCATCAACGCATGACTGTTTTATGAATACGTTAACAACGCAAACATTAAATGATCAACAACAAATAACTGTCTTTAACAAATTACTGTCAGTACAAAATAAACAAGCGGTTCCCGCTGAAGTATATCAATTAGGTATTGATGCTGAGTTATGGAACGAATACATGGCGACAAGAAAACGAGTCAAAGCAACGTCAACGCCAAGGGCGATCATTACATTGATCAACAAAATCACTAGGCTGGCAGCAATCGGCCACAACCCAACTCAGTTGGTGGAGGAAGCAAATGAAAGTGGCTGGAAGTCTGTCTACGCAAAATCTGGAAGCGATAATAAACACACGGCAACCAAACTCGCAACAAACAACAACTGGTGAGCGAACCGAGGAACGCAAAAACATAATCAACAGTTTGTTTGGATACCTGAAGGCTGCGTATCCGAATTTCTTGACAAATCAGGATGAAATACCCGCAAAGCGGATTTGGTATGTCCAACTTGAAAAGTACAGCGGCGATCAGATCAAGGCTGCGCTGAATGTCTCGATTGACAAGCACCCAACGTTTGCGCCGACGATTGGCGAGTTCAAGGCGATACTGGCAGAAACACGGATGGTCAAGCAAGGGCAAATGATTGAGATGGCACCACTTTGCCAAAACTGTCATTCGTTGAGAAACACACAACATCACTTCGATAATTGCGGGGGCAACAAATGAACTTTAAAACTGCAGAACTAATCAGAGCCGAATATCACAACACTACAGTTAGGCAAGTAGACTTGGCAAAAAAGTATGATTGCGGCCAACGAGCTGTAAGCGAAATTGTAAACAACAAACGGTTTTTGCCAAAAGTGCATCGACCAAGCCCGAAAGATCGCTACGACATGAAGTTAGAAATGCTGATTGTGTGGGTCAAAAAAGACGACGTGCCAACAATCATGAGCTATGACAAGACGCGGCGGCAGCCATAACAAACATTTAGGGGGCGCAAATGATCATCAAAGAATGCCTGATTTGTGAAGTTACATACAGTGCAAAAAACAATAAAACCAAAACCTGCTCGACAATATGCGGCAACATCTGTGCAGCAAAAACACGAAGAATAGAATATGACAAAATTAAGCCAACCATAAAAATGACGCGACCAAAACCGTCAACAATGACCACCTTGCTAAAAGATCATTTTGGCGATTACTCATCAGGCGTCAAGATTAGCCGAAATTTATGGAACGAAAACTTACAACTGGGGGCAACAAATGAAGGCTGAAGAAATATACTTCATAATTAACAACAAAGAAGAGCGCGAAGGCGTGATGCGGTTTATCGACAAGTGGGAGACTGACGCTCCCGCAGAAGTAATTATACGGCCAATGTGCAAAGACAGATCATCAAATCAGAACCGATTGCAGTACAAATGGTTTGCTGAAGCTCAACAGCAAGGCGACCTGAAGGCTTTTGAAGTCAGGGCATACTGCAAGCTGCATCTTGGGGTTCCCATCCTGCGACGTGACAGCGAGGACTATCGCGAGAAGTATGACCGCCTGATCAAGCCAATGGGGTACGAACAGAAACTTGAATTAATGGTTGAACCGTTTGAATTCCCAGTGACCAGTGCCATGAGCGTAAAACAACACGCTGAGTACCTCGATGCCGTCTGCGTACACCTGACAAGTCAAGGAATCAAACTGACAGACCCTTCAGAATACGGTCTAGCCAAATGAGTACGCCTCGCGATTTTGGCTGGAAGAACATGAGCTATCCAGTTCGTGAAATCCCAATAGCCAAGATTCGCGAGTTTTACCGCAAAAAAGGCAAAGATAACAAATGGCAGAAGCCTAAATGAGCAAGTGCAAGGTCTGCAAGCAGCAATTCGAGCCTAAGTTTTCATCGTTTCAAAAGACGTGTAATTCAGTCGATTGCATGGTTGCTTGGGGCCAGCAGGTCAGGGACAAGGCGTACAAGGCTGAAACTCGGGTGATGAAGAAGGCGTCACGGGATACTGACAGGTCATATTGGACTAAAAAGGTTCAGGCTGAGTTTAACCGTTGGATTCGCAACCGCGACAAGCTGTTACCCTGCATATCATGCCAACGTCATCACACTGGACAATATCATGCTGGACATTATAAATCCGTTGGGTCAAGTCCTGAGTTGCGGTTTGGCGAATTGAACTGCCACAAACAATGTTCGCCATGCAACAATCACTTATCTGGCAATATTGCAAGCTACAGAATTCATTTAATCGTCAAAATCGGCATTGATCAGGTAGAATGGCTTGAAGGGCCGCATTATCCGGCTAAATATTCGATTGACGACCTGAAGAAATTGCACGAGAAATACAAAAACTCGAATGGGGAAGCAAATGTCTAACGTTGTAAATCTTGACCCGATTAAAGCTGAAATTCTTTTCGTGTTGCGCGAGAAAATAAAACAGGTCAACAATGGTGAGATAAACGGGCTGGCAATTATTAGCGAGCATGTAGACAGCTATTCGCTTGAGATGCCAGGTGAGTTTGGCAGCGATGTTGATTCAGTCGCTCAAGTGATTGGCCGACTTGAAATAGTGAAGCACTTTCTGTGCAGCACGACAATTCAATCCGAAATTGGCGATGAGTATGAGTAACCTCGAAGACTTGCTTGATTACTGCGACACCGAATCTCAAAAGCGAGGCATACTGGCAATCATCAGTGAAGGCTCCGCACAAAAAGCCGCCACAAAGCTAGGCGTTGGCAGAAGGTCAGTTGACAAGACTTTGATCACAGTCAAGAAAAATGCCGCGCTTCGAGGTTACGCCCCAGATTATGATTTAACTCACCCTGTTGCCCCAGGTCAGATATTAAAAGGCACCAGTACTCTGTATGACGCTG